TACCAGCGGCAGCTGGTCCTGTTCTGCCTGGGCATCCATGGCGACAGCACCGCAGCTGAGGCGCTGGAACTGATGGGCAACGCCGCACTGGAGGCAGGCGCGCCGCGCGAGGCCATGCTGCTCACCACCGCTGCCGCGGCCGGGCTGCTGCGTGAGCTGGACCGCGAGGGGCTTGTTCGTCGTTGCGAGAACCGCGCCAGTGGTCGCGACGGTCGGCCTGTGGCCACCTGGGCAGTGACCGATGCAGGCCGCGTGGAAAGCATGCCG